TTGTTGATGGTGATGATGACATTACTGCCGATAGACTTAAGAACGCTGCTGCTACAAAGAAGCTCGCTATCTTTGATGCCTTTGAAATACTTAATCGTATACAAGAAGAAGAAGCTTTGCTCGAGGGCAAGGTTGTTGAGAAGAAAGAGAAAGTTTTTAAGGGCTTTGCCGAAGGTAGATCTAAATAATGTACGAGCAAGATTTATACAAGATAATAGAACCTATAAAAAACACTACAATAAGTAGGTTGAATAAAGGTAAAAAGTGGACTCACGGATACAACAAAGAACATGATGTTATAGTTTTGTCTACCACAGGTCAAATTGGAGAAATATACGACATACAAGGCTTGCGAGTAGCATTGCCAAAAGCGCCTAAAAACGTTTACTCTAACGCAGATAAAAAGTGGAAACAACTTGAAAAACCTGAGGTACTTAAAAAGATTAAAACAATATTTGATTGGAAAGCGTATCCGGAAGACCAGAAAGAGCAATGGCACGACTACATCGACGAAGAGTTCGATAGACGCAACGGTGGTTTTTGGTTTAATAATAATGGAACGTCTACGTACATAACAGGCGCTCATTACATGTATTTGCAATGGAGCAAGATCGACGTAGGTGCCCCTGACTTTAGAGAGGCTAATAGGCTGTTTTTTATATTCTGGGAGGCTTGTAAGATTGACAAAAGGTGTTACGGCATGTGTTACTTAAAGAATAGGCGTTCTGGCTTTTCTTTTATGAGCTCGGCTGAGACTGTTAACTTAGCTACTATTTCAAGTGACTCTAGATATGGAATACTGTCTAAAAGTGGAGCTGATGCTAAGAAGATGTTTACCGATAAGGTTGTACCTATATCTATCAACTATCCTTTCTTTTTTAAGCCAATACAAGATGGTATGGACAGACCTAAGTCTGAGCTAGCGTATCGTGTACCAGCGAGTAAGTTTACTCGTAAAAAAATAGAAACTAACGAGAAGCTAGAAGAAATAAAAGGTCTTGACACTACTATTGACTGGAAGAACACAGGTGACAACAGTTATGATGGTGAAAAGCTAGCGCTGCTAGTACACGATGAGAGTGGTAAATGGGAACGACCAGATAACATACTCAACAACTGGCGAGTTACAAAAACTTGCCTTAGACTAGGTAGTAGGATTATAGGTAAATGTATGATGGGTTCAACATCTAACTCTTTAGACAAAGGTGGTGAAAACTTCAAAAAGTTATACAACGACAGTAGTGTCACTAAAAGAAATAGAAATGGTCAAACAAAGTCTGGTTTATATTCTCTGTTTATCCCAATGGAATGGAACTTCGAAGGATTTATTGATGAGTTTGGACAGCCTGTGTTCACTACTCCCCAACGAGAATCTCGTGGACCCGACGGTGAACTTATAGACATAGGTGTTATTGACCATTGGGAAAACGAAGTAGATGGTTTAAAAGAAGATCAAGATGCTTTAAACGAGTTTTATCGACAGTTTCCTAGAACCGAAGAGCACGCTTTTAGAGATGAAACAAAAAATAGTCTGTTCAACTTGACTAAAATATACGAACAGATAGATTATAACGAAGGAATTAGAAATTCTGCTGTAGTGACAGTAGGATCTTTTTCTTGGGCTAACGGAATAAAGGATACCAAAGTTGTATTTAATCCAGATCCTAACGGTAGGTTTAAAGTAAGTTGGGTTCCGAATGGATCTATGCAAAATAGATTTATAATTAAAAATGGAGTTAAGTACCCAGCGAACGAGCACATGGGTGCATTTGGTTGTGATAGTTATGATATTAGTGGAACAGTTGATGGTAGAGGATCTAATGGTGCTCTCCACGGTTTAACTAAGTTTTCTATGGATGATTCACCACCAAATCACTTCTTTTTAGAATATGTTGCTAGACCACAGACCGCTGAAATATTTTTTGAAGATGTTTTAATGGCATGCGTTTTTTATGGTATGCCTTTGCTTTGTGAGAATAATAAACCTAGACTTTTATATCACTTTAAGAGAAGAGGTTATAGAGGCTTTAGTATGAATAGACCTGACAAGGTTTGGAACAAACTATCTGTTACTGAAAAAGAAATAGGTGGTATACCGAACTCTAGTGAGGATATTAAGCAAGCTCACGCTGCTGCGATTGAAATGTATATAAACGATCATGTTGGAATTAAGTCTGACGGGAATTACGGTAATATATATTTTAATGAAACTTTAAACGAATGGGCTAAGTTTGATATAAACAAAAGAACTAAGTTTGATGCGTCTATAAGTTCTGGGTTAGCTATAATGGCTTGTAATAGACACTTGTATTATCCAAAGGCAGATAGTCAAGTTTCTAAGGTAAATTTAAAAATTTCAAGATACAGTAACAAAGGTTACTACTCTAAGATAATTGAATAAATATGAAATCACCAAATAATTATTTTCCTAGCCAAGCCGTTAGTGACTTGGAAAAAGTAAGCTTTGACTACGGATTAAAAATAGCCAAAGCTATTGAGTCGGAGTGGTTTGACAGCGGTAGCCAAGGTCATAGGTCAAGGCGTTACGAAAACAACGCTAACAGCTATAGAAACCTAAGGTTGTATGCTAGAGGAGAACAGTCTATTCAAAAGTATAAAGATGAACTATCTATAAACGGTGACTTAAGCTACTTGAACTTAGACTGGAAGCCTATACCTATAATCCCTAAGTTTGTAGATATAGTTGTCAATGGTATGGCGGATAAGGATTACTCTATAAAAGCTTTCTCACAAGATCCTTACGGAGCTAGTAAGAGAACGCAATATATGGAGTCTATAATGAAAGACATGGAGCTTAAGAGTTTGAAAGATTTTTCTTTGAAAGAGCTTGGCGTAAATACTTATGAAAACGATCCGTCTAAACTTCCACAGGACGTTGAAGAGTTAGCTTTGCACATGCAGTTAACTTACAAGCAGGAAGCTGAAATTGCGCAAGAGCAAGCTCTAAGTGTTTTAATGGAAGGTAACAAGTTTGACTTAATTAGAAAAAGATTTTTCTATGACTTAGCAGTGTTAGGTATAGGCGCTTCTAAAACTTCTTTTAATACTTCTGAAGGTCTTGTTATAGACTACGTAGATCCAGCTAATCTAGTATATTCCCACACAGATTCTCCTTATTTCGAGGATATATACTACGTTGGAGAGGTGAAGCTTGTTCCAATAAACGAGCTGGCAAAACAGTTTCCGCATCTAACAGATAGTGAGCTAAAAGAAATAGTTGAAAAAAATAGTCCTAGTAATAGAAACACACGTCAAAAGTACGGTGATCACGATAGTAATGTTGTTCAAGTTTTATACTTTAACTACAAGACCTACATGAATAACGTATATAAAATTAAAGAAACTGGCGCTGGATTAGAGAAGGCCGTAGAAAAAGATGATTCGTTCAATCCACCTGAAAACGAAAACTTCTCTAGAATAGCAAAGCAAATAGAAGTTCTATACGATGGTGCTTATATACTTGGATCTAATAAGCTGGTCAAATGGGAGATGTGTAAAAACATGGTTAGGCCTAAAAGCAACTTTACTAAAGTTAAAATGAACTACTCTATAGTAGCACCTAGAATATATGAAGGTAGAATAGAGTCTTTAGTAAGCCGCATAACAGGTTTCGCTGATATGATACAGTTGACACACTTGAAGCTGCAGCAAGTTATGGCTAGATTAATACCTGACGGTGTTTATTTAGATGCAGATGGATTAGCTGAAATAGACTTAGGTAATGGAACAAATTACAACCCGCAAGAAGCTTTAAACATGTTTTTTCAAACGGGTTCTGTTATCGGTAGATCACTGACTGCTGATGGAGATATGAATCCTGGTAGAGTTCCAATACAAGAGATTAGATCTGGTAGCGGTGGACAGAAAATGCAAAGCTTGATAGGTAACTACAACTACTACTTGCAAATGATAAGAGACGTAACCGGGCTAAACGAGGCTAGAGACGGATCTACTCCTGATAAGAATTCTTTGGTAGGACTTCAAAAAATGGCAGCGCAAAATTCTAATACAGCCACAAGGCATATACTGCAAGCTGGCATGTTCTTAGTCAGCGACGTTCTAGAATCTTTGTCTTTAAGAATATCTGACGTATTAGAGTTTTCTCCTACTAAGGACGCTTTTTTACAAGCTATTGGTTCTCACAGTGTAGCAAACCTAGAAGAACTTTCTGAAATGCATCTTTATGATTTTGGTATATTTTTAGAGCTATCCCCAGATGAAGAAGACAAGCAACTTTTAGAAAATAATATACAACAATCTATACAGCAAGGAAGTATTGACTTAGAGGATGCTATAGACGTTAGAGATATTAAAAACATAAAGCTAGCTAATCAAGTTTTAAAGCTGAGACGTAAAAAGAAGCAAGAAGCAGCGGCTGCAATGCAACAACAAAACGCGCAACAGCAACAGCAAATGAATGCTCAATCTCAACAAGCGGCAGTGCAAGCAGAACAAGCAAAGCAACAAGCTATTGCTCAAAGCAAGATACAAGTAGAGCAAGCGCTTAATCAATTTGCAGCTCAAAAAATGGCTGCTGAGGTTAATGCTAAAAAAGAGTTGATGGGTATTGAGTTTTATTATAACACTGAAATTCAGAAGATGCAGCAACAGTTACTTGTTGGTAAGGAAAAAGAAAAAGAAAATAGAAAAGACGAAAGAACTAGAATACAAGCTTCACAACAGAGTGAGCTTATAGAACAGAGAAAAACAGGTGGAACACCTAAAAAGTTTGAGTCGTCAGGTAATGATATACTTGGTGGCGGATTTGGCTTAGAGTCATTTGGACCTAAGTAATTATTAATTTATATTTTATATTATGCAAGAAGAAAAAGACATTGACGAAGGTCAATTAGAAGAAGCACAAACGGAAGAACAAGCTGTAGATCAGGTATCGGAAGAGACTGCTGTAGAGCAGGAAGAGGTTATTGAGAAAGAATCTCATGTATCTTATAAGGAAGACGGTACGATTGTTGTAAACATGGATATGATCGACAACCCACAAGACGTTGAGCCACAGCAGGAGATTGAAGAGATAATGCAAACTTCACAAGAGGAAGCTCAAGTTGAAGAATCTACCGAAGAAGTTGTTGAAGATCTAGCTGAAGAAGCTATAGAAGCTATAGAACAATCAGAATCTACAGGTCAACCGCTACCAGAAAACATACAGAAGCTGGTTGGTTTTATGGAGGAGACAGGTGGAACTCTTGAAGATTATGTTAACTTAAATAAAGATTACAGCAAAGTAGATAGCCTAACAGCACTACACGAATACTACAAAGTGACTAAACCACACTTAGAAGCTGAAGAAATAAACTTTTTAATTGAAGACTCTTTTGATTTTGACGAAGACGTTGATGACGAGAGAGATATTAAAAGAAAGAAACTAGCGCTAAAAGAGCAGGTTGCCAGCGCGAAGGCCTACTTAGACGGGCAAAAGTCTAAATATTACGAAGAAGTTAAAGCTGGGTCAAGGCTAACGCCTGAAGCTCAAAAAGCTATAGACTTTTTCAACCGATACAACAAAGAATCGGAAGACAGTAAAGCTAAGATTCAAAAGAATAAATCTAAGTTTGACAAGAAGACCAGTGAGGTTTTCAACCAACAATTCAAAGGTTTTGAATACAACGTTGGTGACAAAAGATTTAATTTTAAGATTAGTGATGTAGAAAAGGTTAAAACTCAACAAAGTGATATTAATAATTTTCTTGGAAAGTTTCTAGGAAAAGATAACTCACTAGAGAAAGCCGATGAATATCACAAGTCAATCTTTACAGCTATGAACGCAGACTCAATTGCTAAGCACTTTTATGAGCAAGGCAAAGCAGATGCTATCAAGAGCACGGTAAAGAATAGCAAAAATATTGATATGGGCCCAAGAGAAACTCAAAGAGAGTTTGGCACTGACGGTATTAAAGTAAGAGTCTTAGGAGATAATTCTTCTGATTTTAAGTTTAAAATTAAAAACAAAAAATAATTTAACTTTAAAAACATTTAATTATGGCAATTACAAATGGAAATGGTTTGAACGTACAGCCAGCTACAGGTCAGCAGGCTTTATCGACGAACTATTTAGATCTAGCCTCAACGGCAGGTCAAGGATGGGCACAACAATACGTTCCAGATCTTATGGAAAAGGAAGCGGAAATTTATGGCCCAAGAACAATCTCAGGATTTTTAGGACAAGTTGGAGCTGAAGAGGCAATGACTGCTGACCAAGTTGTTTGGTCTGAACAAGGTAGACTACACTTATCTTACACTGGTGACGTTAACGATGAAGATGCTGCTGCTGGTGGTGTTATTCTAATTGAAAATGACATCGATGGAAATGATATTGGAACTGATCACGGTATTAGAGTTGGTGATACTCTTTTAATAGCACACTCTGGTCTTGGTACTACTATTAAGGCTGTTGTTACTGCTGCACCACGAGGTGTAACTGGTGGTACTCACGACTTAGTTACAATAGCTGTTTACGGTTTTGCTAACTTAGCTGCGGCTGGTTTTACTGAAGCTGATACTTCAACAGGACAACTTACTATTTTAGTTTACGGTTCTGAGTTTAAGAAAGGTGATAACTACGACGGCGCTTCCTCAAGAGGATCTAACGAGCCTGGGTTTAAATCTTTTACTAACAAGCCAATTATCTTAAAAGACAACTACGTAGTATCAGGATCTGATGCTTCTAGAATTGGTTGGGTAGAAGTTGCTTCTGAAGCAGGTCAGTCTGGGTATTTATGGTACTTAAAAGCTGAAGCTGATACAAGAGCACGTTTCACTGATTACTTAGAAATGAGTATGCTTGAAGCTAAAGTCGGTGGTTTTGTTGGTACTTATGCTGCTAATACAGAACAGTACGGGTCAGAAAACATTGCGGATACAACTGACACTCACTTTGGTTTAACTGATGGCACAGCTACAGGTACTCAAGGTTTGTTCGACGCTATTGAAACTCGTGGTAATGTTACTTCTGGTATTACAGGTGTTAACGCTGCTACTGATTTAGCTGAGTTCGATGCTATCTTAGCAGAATTTGACAAGCAAGGTGCTATTGAAGAAAACATGTTATTTGTTAACCGTCAGGCTAGCTTGGCAATGGACGATATGTTAGCTTCTATGAATTCTTATGGTGCTGGTGGTACTTCTTACGGAGTATTCGAAAACGATGAGGATATGGCGTTAAATTTAGGTTTTTCTGGATTCAGAAGAGGTTCTTACGACTTCTACAAGTCTGACTTTAGATACTTAAACGATTTAGCTACACGTGGTGGTATTAACGCTGCTGCTGGTGCTAACGCTATCCGTGGGGTTATTATTCCTGCAGGTACTTCAACTGTATACGATCAGTCTTTAGGAAAGAACCTTAAGCGTCCTTTCTTACACGTTCGTTACAGAGCTTCTCAAGCTGATGACCGTAGATTCAAAACTTGGACTACTGGATCTGTTGGAGCAATGACATCTGCTTTAGACGCGATGGAAATCCACTTCTTATCAGAGAGATGTTTGATCACTCAAGGTGCAAACAACTTTATGTTAATGAAGTAGGCAATATTACTTAGAGAAGGGGATTAATTTCCCCTTCTTTATTTTTTTTTATTAACTATTATTATATTATATTATGGCTAAA